CTCACAAAGGTCTCATCTCGATTTCAACCAATGGACAAATCTCAGCGAATGCGATTAGCGCTTCTCGTTTTGTTCGATAATACTGGGCTTTTGATAAAAACAGCTTGTCCATTATTTGCTTGTCACTATATCGTTTGGTTAAGTAAGAGCTTGTTAGTATAATCCGATGATTCTCTGATTCCAGAGATTCAATGGCACCTTCACAGCACGCTATATAGTACAGCTCGTCAGCGTGCGATACGAGCTTGTCCTCGGCTTTATTTCCATAGCTAGGTGACTTGGGCATGCCGTCCATCACGGGGCTTCTGAGCGCTATTTTGGTGCGTTGAGCGAGCCGCTTGTGATGCCAGTAGTTCCTCAAGACCTCTTTGGCGTTTTCAATTGTTTTGTCATGATCAATTGGGCTGAAATATCTCGTTGCTCGCACCACCGCGTCCACTCCTTATGGTATGATTGATTTTGTAAAAGTTTTGGGGATAAGCGTGCGTTCGTGGTGCGCTTTTTTGATGCCTTAAACGTGCGTTCAACATGTGCGTTTGCTATACTGTCATTGGAGGCCAACTCCTAATCTTTGATTTCATTCACTCTCAATCGTACGTTTGGCCTCCGGCGCGTCCTTCATCAGACGCGCTTTTTGTTTACCTGAAAAGCGGCAGACCATTGTTTAATCGTGGTAGCGGCCGCCTTAAAGACTGGATAAAGTGCTTTTACGAATCCGTCCATGCTGTGCTCATGTTTCCTACGCTCATACCTAATACGTGCTCGCATTACCGCTCGATGCCGATCATTCATTTTCTTCATCTCCTTTCCCAGTTAGCCCACATCCACATTGCAGCACCTGAGATTAGCAGCATGACGGCAATCATCATTTCTGCTTATTTAACCAATGAAGGAATGCCAACAGTATTGCCGCAAGGACACCACATATGATGATCAAATTCATGTTCAGCTCTGATGGAGACATATTCCATATGCCGTTTATTATCTGTTTCATTGCCGCTCCTCCATGATTGAATCCGAAATGTCCCAAAGCGCAAACAAGATTGCTATCAGTGTCAAGCCAGTAAATGTTTTGTAAGCTCCAAAATTCATATATTTTGCAGGTAAAAATGAAGACGCCAGAGCTAATGTGAAACCAAGCCATGACATGAAACGGTAAGGCCCATATTTCATTGTTTTCCCTCCAGTAGCTCCGGATTCTCCCTGAACTTAATCTCTCGTTTCATTTCTCCGCCTCCTCATACATCACTAGCGCAAACAGCATTGGGACACCATCAGCACCACGTGTTGGCTGGAACTTAATATCAACAATGTTTTTACCTTTTATGAATTCGTTTATTTCTCTTTCAAATTCAGAGCTTGTACAGGTGTCATTCCAAATATATCTAACTTTCATCTTCGCCATCTCCTAATCGAATACCGACTACACCTGCGAATAAGTCTAGAAATTTCATGCGACCGTTCACTCCTTCACCTCCAATTTCACGATTTCGCCGGTTTTTCATCGTGGTTCCCGTAAATTAGGTACAATGCTACCCGCTCTTGTCTGAACGCGTACCAAACCGAATCGCACCATTTCTTGAACTCATCGCTTACCGGCAACCAGTCATCGCCAGCGCCAATATAGAATCTTTCTTTTGCCGCGTCTTCGTCACTTTCAGCAAAGATAATTTCTAACATACCTGTGAAAGTCATACCGTCTTCACCAAATTGAAGCGCCCAATTACAGCGTTTCTTGACAAAATCAGGCAAATCGCCGTCTGGCATTATTTGCTTGCCGTCTTCTTTCACTTTCGGTTTGTAGATGGGCACTACTTCTGCTGTGAACGCTTCATTAAATCCGCTTGATAAATCTTTCATAGTTTGACTACCTCTCCTGTTTCCTCTACTTTCCAAGCGCCTAGCACCCATGCAAGGGCGAAGGTGTCCTCATGTTCAAACGTCATCCATGGAGATAAAGAAACTACTGCGGCGTAACTCATCGCTCCGGATAGAGAGAATTTTTTGTGCTTAAGTTTTACAATCACATCGCCTACAGCTTTCGGAATCACCGGCAGATCATCTGGCAAGGCGGCATCATAACGTTTCTTGTACCCATCCAGTGTTTCCCTAGGCCAACCATTGAAGAACACTTGATAGCCAGCAAGACGGTTCCAAACCGCCTCAAACACGTCCCGCTTCGTCTCATTGCTCATCGTCAGTCACCTCTAACTGTTCCTTGTTGTAATCGATGATACGTTTATAGTTGTTGTTCGCCTGCCAGGCGCAATCATACAGACCACACAGATCAAGTTTGTTGATTGCATTGTTAGCGGCATCGATGGCCTTTTGCGCAGCGTCTATGTCAGCTTTAGTCGTCATCGTCAGTCACCTCCAATAATTTCCATCCTTTACACGTTTTGTGCTGTCTCGCGTGATGCAAAGCGTCACTGATAAACCCAGTTGACGTTCCAATTACTGATGCAGCGTGCCTCATAGAATTAAAAGTGACCTTAATTCCGCTTGGGCTTATCCCATAAAACGGCTTTCGCAATTTAGCAGCTGTACGTTCAATTCCATCTCCGTAGTGACGGTTGTATAGCGACGTGCAATATTCCAAATTTTCAACGTGATTGTTTTTTCGGTTCATATCTTTGTGGTTGACCCATAAATCAGACGGTCCAAAAAATGCCGCTGCAACTAATCGGTTCACCCGGTATGCTTTGCGCTTGCCTTGCTTAGACAAAGCAACATACAAATATCCGCAGTTGTTCTCATGTTGCTTCATCATTTTGCCTGCACGTCTCTCGGCACAAATTGATCCGGCTGCTGATTTCTGAATGATTGTTCGTGGCATAGATCTAACTCGTCCTTTGTTCGACACCTCATACCATCCTTCAAATCCAACTACTGGTCTCCATTCCTCAGTCATCGCTATCACACCGGATTTTCTCGCAGTCTTGCAAGCTGTAATGCTCAATCTCTGCTTCGGTGAACTGAGCCAATGAATCACTTTGGGCTTTGCTATGAAGAAACCATGCTACGGTTCCGGGATGAACCGTAGATCGGTATGCTTGAGCAAAATACTCATGCTTCTTCTTATCGACAAGCACTTTGTAGACCAGATACTTCTTCTTCACGGTGAAGCCGTTGACGTAAGCATTCATCAGCAGCTCTTCGTCATCATCAGAATTACCAGTATTATCAGTAATATACTTTGCTGGCCGCGTATAATCGTGTGCACGTTCAACGATTTTGGCTTGTTCCTTGCTCAACAATACCTTTTCAGGCTCCTCAACGAGCGTGACAACGTGACCGCCATGATCTTTAGCCGCTAGTTCAGCCTGTTTCTTATTATGCGTTGTAGGGAAATCCGAGATGGCTAATGACCAGAAACCTAAACTATCCGAAAAGTCCCAAAATTCACCACCGCGGTTCTTTACCGCGTACAGTTTTTCTTCGCTCATTTTTCGTCCTCTACTTTCTTGATAATCAGTGGTTCCGGAATATCGACTTTAATGTCATCGCCACGGGTTTTGTGCGATTCCGTGTGCTTGGCCATGTTCTCGTTAATCCAGCGGATACACCTAGATTGATACTTGGCTCGGTAATACTCGGTTCCTGTGTTTAATCCTGCTACTACGTACATTTGTTAGCCTCCAATAGCTTCACAGCATCGTCTGCCGATCTGCATACGCCGTAAATTACTTTTGTTCCTGATATAGCGGCCGCAAAACGTTTTTGATCTTCACGAAGTCTTCCTTTTTCGTTTTTGCATTCAACTAGTACAGCACGTCCGTCATCCTTACGGACCGCCGTAATATCAGGCCACCCAGGCGGTGGTCCTGCGTTGAAAAGTCTTCCGTCCACAGTTATTACAGTTCCTACGTTCGTTCTAGCAACAATGCAACCGTGTTCCGATAGTGCCAGCATAATTTCTGATTGAATGGCATGCTCTGATTTCATATATGCTCCTTTAATGTCGGACGTGACGGATGACGTGACGGATGATTAGAATCCTCTAGGCATACTCTTGCAACGCTTCTAGCCTATTTGTGACGGATGTGACGGATGAATCGAAAAAATGAGTTTACACTATACTTTTTTATATTTATCTATATATACTTTTTAACTATTCATCCGTCACAAGAAATAAATATAGGCTAAAGCCTTACAGCCGTAAGGTTTTGACGAAAAATTCATCCGTCACACCATCCGTCACAAATCTTTCATATTTTTGCCCAATTTAAGCGCGGATCGATTTTTTCTTTAATTCCTAAATACATCCGCCCGTTTCGCTTTCTAACGTATTCGAATTTCTTTTGCATTTCTGCACCAAACTTTTGTTTGCGCATCTTGTACTCACCCGATTTGTCGCACCAGTCAACATATGTTTGGTAAAGCTGACCAGCAGCGGCCTGATAGCCCGGCCCTTTTTCACAGCAATCATTGATAAACAGTTCAAGAACATCCATTTCTGTTCGATACTCATTGCTTGCATCCTTCACACTCTGCGGCGGCTCTAATCCTTCGCGCTGCCACTTAAGTGCTCCATCAACTGCCCAATTTAGAATCCCGATTGATTCACGTTCTAGCTTGTATGTGAGTCTTTTGTCTACCTGATCCACTGGCACTTGATGAGTAAATGGAATCAGCATCAATCTTCGCCAGATACCATCATCTGTTCCTCGAATAATGGGCTTGTGGTTAGTTGACAGCCAAAGCTTGAATTCTGGTTTGAATTCGAACTCTGATCCGTATAAAAAACGTGCGGTAACAGATTCTCCTCCGGTTAATTCTTTGATAAGTCCTTCATCTAGTCGGACGCCTTCATTTGGTTCACTTGCAGATACCAGACGAGCTCCCTTTAGTCTTGCAATATCGCTGTTGGCACCCCCGCTAGACTGCTGAACCATAATTGATTTAGCCTG